AATACATCACATCCATTTAGATCCGGAGATTGGATAGTAGCTCATAACGGTGTTTTAACTAATTATAATGAGCTAATTGATGAATACTTACCAGATCATGATAACCCTGTTGATAGTAGTGTAATACCGGCTTTATTGGACTAATTTGAATATAATCTCGGTCCATGTGAGGATTCAGATACGGAAATACAGAATATTTTATATACAATTGAAAAATTAAAAGGTACATTTGCATTATGGGTTGTGAATATTAAAACGATGAACGTTTATATAGCAAGACAAGGTAGTACGTTGTTTTACAAGGACACTAATGTATCATCTATTAAAGGTGAAGGGTATGAAGAAGTCAAAGAAGGTATATTATATGGGTATACGTCTGAAGGATTAGTAGAACTTGATACATTTATACATGATTCGCCATTTTTAACATTATGAGACATATAGCATTATTTTCGCAGACCGGTTCTGAGATAGGTAACTTAAAAGATAAAGGTATTATACCGGATTCTATATTTTTTGATCAAGTAGATGATACTAAAATCGATAAACGAATTAATTCGTGTAAATCTACTCGTAGACTTCCTAGGAAAGATGTCAAGGATGTGCAGGTCTTACGAGATTGCTTTGGTGACCCATCGACATGTATTATTACATTACATGGATGGCTTAATATTGTACCGAAGGAGATATGCGATGAGTATCAAATATATAATGGTCATCCTGGGCTAATTACAGATTACCCGGAACTTAAAGGTAAGGATCCGCAGGTGAGAGCTTTTAACGGCAACTACCCTTATATCGGCTCTGTTATTCACCGCGTTACCCCTGGCGTCGATGAAGGTGAAGTTATTATGTCAATGAGTACTCATAATAATAATGACACAACAATAGATCAAGTATTTGCGAAATTAAAAACTATATCACTAGCGTTATGGGTTGATTTCTTTAGTATTCGACACGATAATAAAGCATGTCAGAATTAAAACGAACAGGGCCGCCGCGTGAATTTGATACCGGAGCTCGACGAGATAACGGTGAAGGTAAATTACGTATGAGCTTAGTACCGCATAAAGCTTTAGAGTCAGTTATGATGAGATATTTACAAGGAGCTGAAACGTATGGTGAAAACAACTGGCGTAAAGGTATGAAGCATTCTATATTATATGACAGTACAATGAGACATTTGATGCAAGACTTTAAAGGTGATGAAAGTGAAGACCATCTTGGTGCAGTATTATGGAATGTAATGGGAATGATTTGGAATAGAGACAATAAACCAGAACTAGATGATCGTAAAGACTATGAATAATATAAAAATTTATACAACAACTAAAGGTAATAAGGAAGACTGCGCACTTTATAAATGTATACAAGGTTACGGTATTGAGCATTTAGGTGTTTCAATACACTATGAAGATAAAAATACTAAAAGCCTTCAACAATGTTATAATAATTTTATTGACGATGCACGTAAAGACGATATTGACATCGCAGTAATGATACATGATGACGTGTATATTAATACTCGCGATTTATACTCTCTTTTATCTAAAGCTGCAGAACAATATACTGTGTTTGGGCTTGCTGGTGCTACATCTTGCAAGGTTGGTAGCCCGGCTTTATGGCATCTTATGTCGAAGAGGGAAGATCAAAGAGGTTGTGTAGCTCATGGTAATGAAAAGTCTTATATGTATACTTCTTTTGGCCCTGTACCGAGTAGATGCTTAGTTATAGACGGCGTATTCATTGGTATTAATATCAAAGAGCTACCTGAAAATGTGAAGTTTGATGAATCGTACCCATCTAAATTTCATTACTATGATTTAGACTTCTCACTTGAATGTAATAGGAACAGTGTTAAAATAGGTGTTGTGGATATACCTATCATTCATCAGAGTCCTGGTTTAACTAAACCAGATAAAGAGTTTTACAGTGGTCAAGAATATTTTATTAATAAATGGAAAAAATAGATTTAGATTATTTCGAGAAGGTTCTTATTTATAAGAGTTTAACTGACGAGAGGTATCTCGCGGATATTATTAGCCATGTAGAGCCTTCTATTATAGCTAATAAGAATATTAAAGTTATATTCACTATTATTAAGGATTTTTATAATAAAAGAGGAGTACCACCGACTACTACTGAACTTAAGACTTATCTCGTTAATGATGAGGTTAAAGATGCTTTTAGATCTGTCGCTGGAGTGTTCAGTGAGATTGATAAGAATTTAAATAATGATGAGTTATTAGAGAATACCGAGAGGTATCTTAAAGAGCGGTCAATTTATCATACGATGATGGATGTGGCGGAAGATATAACTCAAGGTAAGGTAGATACAAGCTATATTCTTGAACGATTTGAAAAAAGCTGTCAGATTGATCTTAAAAATGATATTGGGTTAGATCTATTTGAGAATATTGATACTTTGATCGATGAGATAACTACAGATCAGCCTGTAATTCCAACTCTATGGCCATGGTTAGATGAAAAACTTGACGGTGGTTTTAAATCTAATGGCAGGGCATTTTACGTCTTCGCCGGTCAAACAAACGTCGGTAAAAGTATTTTTCTTGGTAACATTGCTGCTAATATGAGTAGGCAGGGTAAGAATGTAGTTATTATATCTCTAGAGATGAGTGATATTATGTATGGCTGTCGAGTTGCTTCAGATATAACAAAGATACCTATAGCTAACCTAGCAGAGGAAGCCGTAACTCTTAAGCATACTATTAATGATATGAGCAAATCGCCTAATAACGGTAAAATATTAATTAAAGAATTTCCACCCAATACAATTAGCTCTCAGCAAATTGCTAGTTATATTAAGACGTTACAGTTAAAAGGTATTAAGATTGACGCGATTGTATTAGATTACATCAACTTAATTAAAGGGTCGATGAATACTAATATGTACGAGAGAATTAAATCTGCGGCAGAAGAGATTAGAGCTCTAACCTATAAATTTAACTGCCCTATTATTAGCGCTACTCAGCTTAATAGAACTGGGTATGATGTAGATACCCCTAAATTAGATAGTATTGGAGAGAGTATCGGGTTAGCAGCAACTGCTGATGTTATTGTAGGTATTACTCAGAGTGATGAAGACAAAGAGCTTAATATTATTAATATTCATATGATGAAAAATCGATTCGGTCAGAATTTTGGTAGTAATCAAATGAGAATGGACTTTAAGACATTAACTGTACACGAAGACGATTCATTAAATGATGACGATGGTGACCTTGGGAGCGTATCTAACGCATTGGATATGTTGAGTAATTAAAAGAGGGAACTAAATAATATGTATAATGTCTGATAGAGATACATTACATATTATTAAACAGTTTATAACTGATTACAATACCAAATCAGAGTATAATATAGATACCCCACTATATAAGGGTAGCTTACCAATCGGTAGTAATACGTATTCTGTCGTAGGGGTATTTTTTGAAAATAATCCACATGCGTTAGCAGATAGTATTATTGAAAGTACCGATACTGATATTGTTTTGCTGCTAAATCTACAACAAGAAGTCGTTCTATTGAGAAAGAACAAAACATGTGGTATAGACTTAGGTAAGCTAGCTAAACAACTATCGGTAGGTGGTGGTAAGCCTGACGTAGCTGGATGTCTGTTAAACGATAAGATAATTAATTTAACAAAACTACTACAACCATGTTAAACGCTACCCCAACACAGAACATCGAAAACGATGAATTTAGACACGCCTTCTTATCGTTCTGCACGTTAGTATCGATTTTAAATGGTAAGAAGATGAACTTCCCTACAGTGTTTTTAAAAATACTTGAAAACACAAATCTTAGACATATTTATATGGCTCATATAAATGAGGATAGTGAATTCGTTGCTATTAAAAAATTTATTGAAATGGAACCTTCAATTACCAAAAGTAAATATATAACAAAGTACTTGAATAAGTTAAAAACGCCTCTATTATAGAGAGGTGGAAGAGATTGAAAAGAAAATATACAATACGTATTTAGCAGTTTCTAGGTCTGTTAATAGTAAACCCTTTAAGCTACGTAAGAATTTTGATAAATTTAATGTTCATAAAGACTACCCCGCAGTAGTAAAGCTTAGTAGATTCTTTAATAAGCATAAACATATTAATATTAATAGCTTCTTTGAAGCTCCATTTTTCGTATATGGTGAAGATCATTTTGATTTAAGCTTTTTTTGTTCACATAAAGCAGTAGCTACATATACTAAATATCATGATAGTTTTTTATTAGATAATCCAGCTAGTAAGCAATGTTTAGAAGATAAAAGACAGTATAATTTTCATTCATGATTATTGTAAAGATCGATCTATATCTATATCGACATATATAAACTTCGTGGAAGACGGGTCTAGTTACAATATATTCTTATCTCATATAAAGAATAGAGATATTAATGTATATATTTTATTTGCCTTTCCAGAGTTTGAGGCTATAATAACGACGTTAGATTATAACATCAAACAAACATTCTCACCGTGTCTAGCTAGAATCAAATATTTGAGAACAAAACTCTACACGGCTAACCAAACAAAAAAAAATATAGATATGTTTAAAATATATCTTGAAAAAACAAAATAATAAACTATAATTAAATCATGAGTAATATAACAAATTCAATGTTCGAATCAATTCGCGGTGCACTCGCTTCAAGTGAAGATAAGCCAGCGACTACTAATATCCTAAGAACCGAGCCAGGTAATACATATACGGTTCGTCTCTTACCTTTCGTTAAGGATCCAAAGAAGACATTCTACCACTACTACCAGCACGGTTGGAATAGCTTCGCAACTGGTCAGTACGTCAGTGCATTATCACCGCAAACGTTCGGAGAGCGTGACCCTATTGCAGAGTCTCGGTATAAGCTATATCGCGGAAATGATGAAGATAAAGCAATTGCTGGTAAGATTATTCGATCTGAAAAGTGGCTGGTTAATGTATATGTTGTTAACGACCCTGTTAATCCAGATAATAACGGAAAAGTAATGGTATTGCGATATGGCAAGCAGTTACATAAAGTTATTACTAGCGCTATTGACGGGGAAGACTCAGGCGATTTAGGCGCTCGAGTATTTGATCTAAGCCCTGAAGGTGTTAATTTTAAGGTTATTGTTGAGAAGCAAGGTGATTTTCCTACATATGTTTCGTCAAAATTCTCTTTCCCAGCTGAAGTTAAAGGCTTAGAGGAATCTGGGTTCGATGATATTTATAATGCAGCAACAGAACTTGACTCTATATTTAAGTTTAAAAGTTATGATGAGCTTAAGCAAATGGTAAACGAGCATATCTTTTGTAAGGATGAAGATTCACAGCGCAGTGAATCGCCAGTAGCACATGCAGTAACTAGCGCTGCACCTGTACCGAGCTCGGCTCCTGTACAAGCAGAGCAACCTAAACCGGCAACTCAAAGCGATGATAGTGATATACAAGACTTACTAGCTGGCTTGGATCTATAATTATGGAATCTACAGATCAGGAGCCGCCAGCTAGCTTTGAAAGGCAGCTGTCACCTCAAGAAGAGCGTGATGTTTTAATTAACTTCATGGGGAATGTTTACGGGGAGACTAAAAAGTTAGACGGTAATGTTATCGGCGCATCTACAACTCTTAGTAATAATAAGAGTAATGAGATTAAGCAGCATATTGAAAAGCTAGTTAGTCAACCTATAACATCAGCTACACCTGTATTGCCGGAAAGCTTACCCGTACCTTCTTCTATACCTGCAGTATCTGAACCGGTAGTATCACACCCACCTGTATCTGAACCGACGCTTCCGCCTCAAGTACAAGTTGAGCAACCGATTGTAGACTCAGATCAATTATCATTTAATTTTAATGTAAGTGAGAAAGATGAATTGTTTGCTTTGATTAATACTGCATTAACTAAAATAGATAAACTAAACAAAAAAGTTGATGCATTGGTTGATATATCATTACAAATCACGCCAGTAAAAAAAAAATCAGCTCCCCGAAAAAAACCAGTTAAAGAAAAAAGGGAAACCTAATATAATACAGATTATATATGACTTCATTAAAAATAAAAAATAAGAAGGACTTTATTAGTAACTTTCTAGGGCCGATATCAAACTTAAATGATATGTGCGTTCTTAAAGTTACTAGTAATAATATCTCATGTACAATTGCATCAGCTGATGCAACTATTGTATGTAAGGCAGATCTAGAATGTGAAATTGATATCGGATCTGAAGAAGGTATTACTTTAAATATTCCGGATATTAAAAAACTAGTTAGAGTCTTAGAGATTATACCGGCAGCGGAAATTACTATTAATATTGCTAATAATAATATATCCTACAGCAAAAGTGGTTATAAGTTTAGATACCATATTTTAGATGATAATATTATTAAATTACCTAATATTAACGTTAATAAAATTAATAAGCTTGATTTTAAAACCAGCTTTAATGTTACTGAAGCTAATTTAAGTATGTTATATAAAGGTAGTTCTTTTACTACCGAAACTTCGAAGTTATATATATTTGAAGATGATAGTAACATTGCCGGTGAGCTAGGGGATAAGAGTAGACATAATACAGATAATTTTGTATGTGTGTTAAGTGAATCATATACTGGTGACCCACTAACTAAACCATTAGCATTAAATTTTGAGTCATTTAGATTATTAAGCTTTAGCGGTAGTAGAGAAGTTGAGTTTAAAATTAATCAAGACATGGGAATAATTACCTGTAATATTAAAAAGGGTAACGTATCATTGATTTATGTTGTTTCGGCCTTAATTAATTAGTATATGTTAAACGTAGACGGTAAGTTAAAGGAAAAGCGAATTAGCAATAAAGTTAAGACAGCTGGATATACTCTCAAAAGATTAAAGGATAACGGGTTTGTTGTGTTTAAGATGTTTAATGCCTATAGTAATATAGATCCTAGACGTTGGACAGTTCTAATCGATCCAGGTGGA